TTCATAACATTCCTAACGTATCTTACTTCTGTCAAGCAGCAAACATTCCAGAAATGAACCTACCACCTGCAGTATTACCGACACCACTTGTTGATATACCTTATGCAGGAGAGAAATTAGATTTTGGTGTATTAATGATACGTTTCTTGATACAAGAGGACATGAAAAATTATAAAGAGTTATATGATTGGATGATTGGATTAGGATTTCCAGAAGATCATGAGCAGCATACAAAGTTTGAAGAGTCTCAAAGTTATAGATTTCCAGATGTTGAAAAGAAACCATTCATGTCTTCAGATGCTACCTTATTTCTATTAGATTCAAATAACAATCCAATTACTAATATTATATTCAGAGATGCTTTTCCTGTTAGTTTACAGGGATTAGATTTTGAAATATCTACCGGGAACACAGACTATATGGTTGGTGTTGCCATGTTTAGATACAGGGACTTCTTAATTGAAACAACAACACCGCCTGTGGCATTTGTACCCACTAATGTAGGACCAACTATTACATCGTCTGCTTATTTCTGGGCAGCAGAGAACCAAACAGCAATTGGTACCATTGTAGCTACCGATCCTGAAAATAATACCCTAACTTATAGTATAGCTGGAGGTGATGCAAGCTCCATGAGTATAAATTCATCAACAGGAGTATTAATATTCAGCTCAGCACCAGATTATGAAACTAAGAACAGTTATACAACAACAGTTAGCGTCACAGATGGCACAACAACAGTAAAACAAGACATTAATATTACAATTACTGACGTTTCCGGCGCATAACGGTATTATTATTACTTGATTCTTAGTTAGAAATACTCTATACTTATGTTATGATTAAATTAAATGAAATACAAGAAATGTGGCAGGAAGACTGCAAAATTGATGAGTTAAATCTGGGTCAAGAGTCTACTAAAATACCAGAACTACATTCCAAGTATTTAGGTATGTTATCCACGTTCAAATTACAGTTACGAAAAAACAAATCAAACCTATTAACCCTAAGACGTCTCAAGTGGAGATATTATCGAGGAGAATTGACTCAACAAGAACTTAATGAGTTTGGTTGGGATCAGTACCTAGGCAATGCTCCTTTAAATAATCAAATGAATGACTTCTTAGATACAGATCCAGATGTTATAACATTAACAGATAAAGTAGAGTATATAGACACTTGTATAACCCTATTAGAGGGTGTTATGAGGTCCTTAAATAGCCGTTCCTTCGATATTAAAAACGCTATTGAATGGACCAAGTTTACTAACGGCCTTTTATAGTGAGAAAAAAATGACGACCTTTTTGGAGCAAAAAAAGTTTTGATAAAAGTAAGACAAAAGGATTCAGTATATTTAAAAATAGATACAGACATGAGTACTGATCAAGAGATATGTGACTTCTTTACTTTTGATGTTCCAGGCGCTAGGTTTATGCCACTATATAGAAACAGAATGTGGGACGGTAAAGCAAGACTATATAGTTTATACACCAAGGAATTATATGTAGGGTTACTACCTTACTTAAAAGAGTTTGCCAACACATTAGAATATGATATAGAATTAGACATAGATAAAATTGGCGAACAAACAGACGTAAAATTATTAACAGACTCATTAAGGTTACATGCTAATGGAAAAGCGATTCAAATTAGGGACTATCAGAGGGACGCAGTTGATCATTGTATTAAACAAGGTAGATCTTTACTTCTTTCTCCCACTGCTAGTGGTAAGTCTCTTATTATATATTCTCTTGTAAGGTATCACCAAGCAAGAGGACGTAAGCAACTTATTGTAGTACCAACAACATCATTAGTAGAACAGATGTATGGTGATTTTGAGGACTATGCTAGTGCAGACCCGTGGAAAGTTTCAGAAAACTGTCATAGAATATATGGTGGCAAAGATAAGACTAATGAATGGCCAATAACTATTAGTACATGGCAATCAATATACAAGTATCCAAAAGCATGGTTCAAAGACTTTGATGTATTCTATGGCGATGAGGCTCATTTATTTAAGGCTAAATCCCTTACAACTTTAATGAATAAATGTACTAACACACCCTATAGGATCGGGACTACGGGTACACTAGACGGCACAAAGACTCATAAATTAGTATTGGAAGGAACATTTGGACCAGTACATAAGGTTACTACAACTAAAAAATTAATGGATGATAACCAATTAGCTAACTTAAAAATTGTTTGTTGTACATTAAATTATAAAGATGCTGAAAAGAAAGATATGAAAAAGAAAACATATCAAGAAGAGATAGATTGGCTTGTTACTAACCCTGAACGTAATGAAATTATTAAAAACCTAACCAAAGCACAAGACGGCAATACATTATTACTATTTCAGTTCGTAGAAAAGCATGGACAGGTGTTATACAACATGCTAAAAGATGAAGATCGTTCTGTGTTCTTTGTCCATGGAGGCACTGACACAGAAACTAGAGAAGAAATAAGAGCATTAACAGAAAAAGAAGAAAACGCAATTATAATTGCCTCATATGGCACATTTTCTACGGGTATAAATATAAGGAACCTACATAATATTGTCTTTGCCTCACCAAGCAAAAGTAGAATTAGAAACTTACAGTCAATAGGTAGAGGACTTCGTAAAGGAGACAAAAAGGTTGTATGTAACTTGTTTGATATTGGAGACGATTTATCATGGAAGTCTCACAAGAACTATACATTAAATCATTTAATAGAAAGGATTAAACTTTATAACGAAGAAGGGTTTAATTATAAATTGGTTAAAATAAATGTCTGAACAAATAAGTATCGTTAAACTAATGGATGGATCAACTCTTGTTGGCAAAATTAGTTATGGAGATGACGTAGTGAATATAGAACATCCTATAGAGCTAGTACCACAAATTATGCCTACACCACAAGGTATATTGGGAGAGTCTATTAATTTACGTCCATGGATAGCAGTATCAGAAGAGCAAATATTTTCTATAGAAAAAAGAAATGTTATTACAGTAGCAAACTTACAAGAAAATTTTGTTCCTGGTTATTATAGAATGGTTAAGTCTATATATTTTAATACACCGGACTGGAGAGGGGACTTTATAGAAGAAGATCCTATAGAATCCAGAGAGGAACCTGAATTAGACTTAGAATTATTGGAGGAATTAGCTAACGCTGTTCTTGAAAAGAAAATACATTAGGAGTATATTATGGCAAAAAGGAGAGACCCTAACTCGGCTCACTATATAAACAACAAGGAATTCCTTGAAAAGATAAGCGCGTATAGAGAAAAGAGATTAGAAGCTGAGGCATGTGGGGAACCAAAACCACAAGTCACAAACTATATAGGTGAGTGCTTTGTTAAAATAGCAAACCACTTGGCCTTCAAATCAAACTTTGTAAACTACACATTTAGAGATGAAATGATTCTAGATGGTATTGAAAATTGTCTTACATATATGGACAACTTTGATCCAGCTAAATCTAAAAACCCTTTTGCGTACTTTACACAAATCACATACTACGCTTTCATTAGACGTATCCAAAAAGAGAAACGTCAAATGGAAACTAAATTTAAATACATTAAGAGTCTAGATATAGAACAAATTTTAGCACAAGGCGCTGATGGTTCAGAACATTCCAACGAATATCTTAGTTATATGAGAGGAATTATTGAACAGCTTGAAGCAGACAATGTAAAGGCAGATAAAGCCCAAGAAGGTAAAAAGGTTACACCACGTCGTCCAAAATATTTAGACAAAAAAATTAGGGAAGAAGAAGAAAAGGCAAAACGGGCAAGTAAGTAATTGACAATTGGTTGTTTGATCATATATAATATCACATAATGAAACTTAGATATTCGGAAGTATTTTATAGCATACAAGGTGAAGGAAGATTCGTAGGTGTTCCTAGTATATTCTTACGAGTCTTTGGTTGCAACTTTGAATGTAGAGGTTTCGGACAAGAAAGAGATAACATAATACCTGTAGAGGAAATGCCATACTTTACAGATCCTAGGGCAGATAAAAACCACCCAGAAGCATACAAAGCCATAGAAGAATTACCTGTTACACCTGTAGGGTGTGATAGTTCTGCGAGCTGGGCTATGAAATATAAACATTTACAATTAACAGAGACACTAGAAGAAGTTTTTGATCGTATTGTTAAACTATTACCTAACGGCAGGTTTGATGAGGCGAACGACATCCATTTAGTCATAACAGG